CAATGTCAGAAAATAATTGTTGATCTTCAAGATATCTTTTAACTGATTCTTTTGCTTTGGAATAATTTGCATCGTCAGCAGTATTTGAGAAAGTCTTTTGAGAGGTTAGTTGCTTTAAAGTGGTAGACAATTCTTTACTAGAAACTTTTAAATCTATTCCTTCTTTTTCTAATCGAGAGTTCACTACCTTTTGAAGGTTAGTGAGGCGATCTACCTTTAACCTTCGCGTACCTTTAACCTGAACAAAGCGGTCATCACCAATCCCATCAACAGCATTTTCAATACTTTTAATTTTATCTGCATACTCTTTATATGCCGTTGGATTTTCAATATTTAATATTTCTTGTATCTTTCTCATGAAGGGTTCTGAAAACTGATCATCAGCCACACCTAACAAATTATCCATCGTGCCTTTACGACCACCTCCCATGACCGCTCCGTGACCCTCAAACTTTCTATAGTTCTTCAAGCTAACTTTAATGCTGTAAACATTCTGACCAGCATCAAAAATATTACTACCTCTCAAAATATCAGCTAGAGATCTGTCGGGAGTGTCATCGTCAGTGATTATACCTGGGGCATCCCTAAGAGCTTCCTCCAAGGATTGTTCTTCTGGTTCTAAGTTCACGCCCATCTTTCTAGCGGCTTCTTCAGCTTGTTCTCTTGTTTTGTAAATTTCTAAAACATCCTGCCGTTTTCCTCGTTTAGTTTCAGTACCTACTGGCAATACGAAGTCTGGTTTTCTTTTTGCAAGACATGTTCTAGAGTGTCGCATCATTGAGCCAAACAAAGAATCCTTATCAAAACTAAGTACGCCATCTTCAGACATACCATCAGCGACATTCTTAAGTTGTTCAATGATTTCAGCTTGTTCAGGGGATAAGGCAGTGTATTTGCCTTGCATGACCCAAGTCTCCACCTCTTCCTTCAGCCTTTTAAGTCTTTCTTGAATTTTAGAAAACTTTCTTGCAATTAGGACATCAAGATCGCCAGTTGGAACGCCCATGCCTATCTTTCTTTTTGATTCTAGAAGAGAGAAAACCTCTAGAATTTCTTCCATCATAAACCCTCTCACGGCATTATCATTCTTTGAGTCATCTCGTCCAATATCCAACGCTCTCACATCTACCATTCTAACTTTCTTATCTGAATCTTCGGAAAGACCTGGATTACATTTATTTGTTGCTTTTCTAATTAAATTAGAAATAGTATGCTGAGGGTCGGAAAAAGAAAGTGCTCGGGTTCTGTCCGCACCTTCACCTTTAGGACTGATGATTACTCTGTTTGTACCTTTTTGAAGAGCAAAGTCTTTTAAGACCGTAGCACAGTCTTGGTCTGAAGGCTCGGCTCCGGCAACAACTCTCATTAGGTCACTTAAACTTTTAGAAACATAAACACTTTGAAACCCGTCTACAGGTCGTTCGCTAGATATCCATTCTCCATCCTTTAGATTTAAAGAAAGTTTATCTTGTAAAAGCTTCTTTTCAAATGAATCTCTTTTGGATCCTGCAAACTTAGATTGGTAGTCCTCTACGCTGCCATAGGCACTTTTCTGATCAGTAGACATTTGTTCCCAAGCAGCAGGAATGTTTTGCACAATGGTTTCTAAATTACCCGTAATTGCATCTTTTTCTGCGTCTGAGAGAGTGTCGTTATCGATTTGTGAAAGCAGCGACCCAGCTTTGATTATATCTCTTTCTTTTGTAGCCGTTGCACCCCCTTCATAGTCGCCTATGAGTGAGCTTATTAATTTTTTTAAGTTCGTTACTCCATTTGTTTTAGCTGGATCTTCACTCAGGGTGTTGAATTGAAGTACTCCAGATTCGTCTACTATAGAACCCTGATCTACAAGCCCTACCGAACCAAAAGCTACTCCCTTACCTCCGCTTACTTTTCCTGCTGCCGGAGAAAAGAAATACTCTTTACCAGAAATTGTAGTTTTAAAAGATGCTCGATTTTTAGCTTTGCTTGCGTCTGCCCACACAGCACCTTTCAGTTCGCCTACGGCTGCTGTAAGTCTAGCTGGGTCTACAACTCCAGCTACATCTTCCTCCTCTAAGATGATGAGTTTTCGATTATGAAACTTGCTGTAACTTTCAAGAATATCTCGTTTTAGCATAACTTATAATAGACAAATAGCCTTCTCTCTATATTTAGAGAGAAGGCTACCATGACATAGATTAGGTTAAGTTATTACGTAGCACGAGTATTCGTATGTCCAACCGCACCCGGCGAAGCGACGCCTGCTTTCTTCTCGTAGTTCATGAAATCAAAGCGGAAAGTAACCGTAACGGTTGAAAACTCATTGGTGGAGTAGTTCTTTTCGGAAAAAGCAACCTTCTCAGCGTAAACTCCGTAAAGTTCAACGCCAGCAATAGGTACGTTGGCACCGTTCATTTCAACAATGGTCATCTTCTCACCTTTGTACTTAGTACCATTGCCTGCTCGGAATCCAGATTTGCCTGTTTTTGGATTGTAAACTTCTTTGAAAGATTTCCAAAGATTTGCTGTGGAATTCTTAAGAAGAAGATTATCAAAAGTAACTTCAACAGGCTCATAGGTAACCTTACCAGGGTAGTGAACCTTATCGTTAAGTCTATCAAGGGCGATAGATTCAACACCGTAGGAAATCTGTCCTACTTGTTTCGCAGCAACAGTTACGTCTTGGCTACCTGTAATTCCAGGGAATCCTTGAAAACTGACTTCGAACTGATAGGTTCTGACCGTTTCAAGATCAGAAGAGATTATTGGCAACACGTCTCCAGTTCTACGATTTAAGCCATCTATTATACTATTTTGGGGTATAGCCATTTTTTATTCCTTAACTAATGGAAGCTGACTGACTCGTCAGATTCACTTCGAAGACTACAGTTTCAGCAGCCTTAGTAGGTTTGATTACTACTGAGCACCAGAGTTCATTCCTATCTACTCTTAATGGAGTGTTCGTGGTGGAGTCACACTTTACCGATCCATCAACAATTGCACGTCTAGCTTTAAGATCACTCAAGAACGGGTTAACCACGTCCTGAACTTGCTCCCAAGTAAACGAATCATTTGGTTCAAATTGGAAGGGCTTTCCAACCTCAAGTAGAACCTTTCTAATGTAAATCATTAGTCTTCTGACGTTGACCCTATCCAAAGCGGTAGGGAGTCTTTGAGCCGTTTTTTGTCCAAAGATTACGATACCAGTGGTTGGCTCATTTGCAACTGGGTTCACGTTGTTAGCATACAAAGCATCACGATCCCCTTGGTTTACTACAACCTCAGTAGCCGTAGGCTTCGTTAGGCGACCTCTTCTAAATCCAGCCGGAGCAAACCATGGCTCGGTAACGCTGTCCGTAAAGACGCACTGACGAGCAGCGAAGATCGAAGGATCATACCACTCTTCCTTACCTGCAAACGGATTGAACACTTGTACCCAAGGCCAGTAAACAGCCGCATACGAGTTGTTCAGAGCAGCGGTTCTTGCACCGGCACCATTAATCCAATCGATTGCATCTTGAGCTTCGTCGAATCCATAAGGAGGAGCAACTAGAGCAAAGAAGTTCTTAGAACTTTCACCTAAGTTGATGAGAGCGTTCTGAACAGCATCATCACTGATACCAGGAACGACTGCAAGTGAAATGTTCAGGCGATCTTCGTCTAGAGCATACATACCTGTTTTCTTGGAAGCAGTACCAATTAGAGCAGTGATATCAGCACCTGATGTAGGGTCTTCCACGTTTTGATAGCCGCTATCGCCGCCAGCGAACCTTGAAGTACCTTCGACAAGCTTGACGAATCTTGGAGTTCCAGCATCGGAACCCAACTCCGCTATAGTGGTTGCACTCGGTTGAGCAATGTTCGCTGTGATTCCTATCGGGACACTTAACTTTTCACCAAAGGTGTTTGGGAAACCCTCGTAGTCATCCCCCGCAGAGCTAGTTTCGATATCAATGTAAATATACTCAGACTTATTATTTTTCCAGTCATTAGCCGAATCTTCCAATAGAAGATTTCTAACATACTCAAGACTTGATGGTTGAAGGTTAATATTCAAAGCTTCGACCTGAGCACCATCTGAGTTGATTGAAAGTTTATCAAGGATACCTAGGTTATCAAGTTCAACAGAAAGACCCTTAATACTACCATCATTCTTACTTGCTAAGTTATAACCCGAACCTGGGTAGAGCGAGTAGGCTTTAAAGTCCATGTTTGAAGAAGCCGTGAATCCGTATGCTGTGTTGTTGAAAAGTCCAACTTGTGTGGATCCCGTACCAGTCACGGAACTTGCATCGCCATATCGATCAACAGTGATAAATCTAAAGCCCTGATCGCGTGTACCCGAGACAGAAGACAACTGCATGTAAGCACCCGAACCAGCATACTTAGAGGCTAAGTAAATATCATCACCCTCAGTGTATGATACTACAGGACCGTCTCCTTCTCTAGAAAACGCTGCCGTAATAACCTTGCCAGCGGTGTCCAATTTAGGATCCGAAGAAACAATAGCCTTAGTCTCTACAATTCCACTTGCTCTGAATAAACCGTCGTTACCATACGTCGAATAGAAGATTGAAGAACCAGCAACACCATTAAAGCCACTCACCAAGAAGGCTGGGCTAGCTCCGACTGCAATCGCGGCTCCGGTCTTACTGCTGAGGGTGGCTGAGGCTTGAGCCGCACTGGAGTTGGCCGCTCTTACAAAGTACATTTGGTTCGTAGCCTCCAGGATTTCAATAGCTCCTTCTAGACCTTGACCAGGAATTTCACTCTTCGGCTCACCAAACTTTCTAATAAGATTTTCAGAACTAGTGATAAGGACAGGCTTGTTTGTTGGACCTTTGTCGGCAAACCCAACAACACCTACAACGCTAGAATCAACATTAGGGGCGAATACGGAAATGTCATTTTCTATAACGACAACAGAAGGACTAGT